GCGCTCCATGTTGGCGATCCCCCAAACGGTGAAGGGGAAGTCGATGCCAGCAGCGGGATTAGTGTCAGGCATTGGATAACTGTGCTCAGGGTGAGGATAGTTGGTTTGCAACCTGTTGGAAATAGCCGGTTGCCCGCTTAGTGAGTAGGACTACTCTTCTACAGGCGAGTCCACTTCGCTCTTGAGTCGTTCAGTGATTACGCGACCATTTTCATCGGTCCAGCCGGTATCCAGCATGTGCTGATCCTTACGTTCTCCCACAACCATCCAACAAACATCAGCAGTTGATGCTGGGTCTTGCGCCTCAATCGTCAAGATGTTTCCAGACACAGAACCACGCACTGCGGTCCAGTCAGATTCGTTAGAGGTAAAACAACAGACGTTGGTGCAAAGAGCCTCAAAAGTACCTTCTGTCATCCGTGCCGCCTCATCAATGTTTACGGAAGCAGTACCGTTGACAAGTTGAACATGCCCACGATAAATGAGATCTGCCTGTGGACCTTCGATAAAAGAGTGGTAAAGGTAGTGGGTATCAGTTTTTTCGGGCAGTGGATGTGAAATTTTGAAAGAACCTGAACCCTTGGAAACAGCACCATCAAAACTGGCATCCCCGTTTGCAATAACTTCAAACGTGGGCGTAGAAGTGCCTGTCGTAAACCCTTGATAAACTGGATTTGCGGCGTTGGAGCGTGAAACGTGGATTAAGCCAAGTTCTCTTAATGTGACTCCGTTGCCGCTGCCCGAAGAAGCAACACTTCCAACTGTAGTGTCTTCATTAATTGTCACCGTGCCGTTTGCACTAATCCTCATCCGCTCCGTCGGGCTGCTCGCTCCGTCGGCGGTGGTTCTGAACACTAGGCGAGTGGGTTGACTACTGTTTGATGTCCACGTCCCACCGTCCCTTGCAGCAAAAATCTCAGCAGCACGGTCATGCCCATTATCGCTAAAAGACAGTATTCCCAACTCATTACCATCGCCAGGTGTTGCTGTACCTACAGCCAGGTTTAATATTGCGCCAAATGTAGAGCCCGAGCTGTTTCCTTGAAGAACAGCGGTACTCCCAACAGTGCTACTAGCCGTCCCCACCAGCAGCCTGCCGGATGAGTCGATCTTGGCTGCTTCACTATCGTTAGCTCGGAATGTAATCGCCGTCGATCCAACGCGCAGTGCTTCATATGCAGTTGCAGTGCTTTCTTTTGCTGCGTAGACAACCAAATCAGTTTGACCACCAACGCCTCGTGTTTCTGCTTCTATCTTGGCGCGAATGCCGTTAGCGTTTGTGCTTGAGTCATTTCCCTCAAACTCGATTGCTCCGATGATGTCATTGACTGCACCTGAAGTAGATGTGTCTTCAAAGCGAATAGTTGGAGCAGTTGCGGCGCTAAGGTGCAACAATTCATCAGGCGCAGTACTCCCAATTCCCACGTTGCCGGATGAGTCGATCGTCATCCGAGGACTAGCATTAACCCTAAAAGCTAAGCTGTCGTCATCGTGGTCGTACAGAAGACCGCCTGCGTCAGCGTCATTTTCGTCGCCGAAATAAACACCAGACGGAGCGGTTGATCCGGCAGAAATAGATAGATAAGTAGAGCTTCCTGCTGCGTTATTTCCGTTATGAAGGAATGCCGCAGTGCCAGCAATAGGGTCAGCCCCAGTCCAATCACTTCCCAATCGAGCAACAGTTAGACGCGCTTCAGGTGAGGATGCCCCGATTCCCACGTCGCCACTCTGGGCGATGGTCATCCTTGGCAGAGGGTTGGATGAGTTGTTTGAAGTCAGAAAGCTAATCGAACCGTCATCTTTATTGACATCATCCGCGCCATTTATAAAGTCAATTCGGGCAACGGTGTTTCCGTTCCACTGTCCAAGGATTTGCCCATTGACGGTCGAAGCCGCCCGATCAGCGTTTAGCGCAATCTTGCCAGTGCTATTTCCGGTAGAAGTTGAGCTGATTGTGCTGTTAGTGGATGTGACATCCAGTGTGTTTGCCGGAGTCGAGGTATTGACCCCAACGCGATCATTAGTCGCATCGACAACCAGCGTGTCGGTGTCAACGGTCAGGTCTTGAGCGCCAAAGTCAGCATCAATCTTTGTGCCAGCAATCGCAGCGCTGGCATTTACATCAGCGTCAACAATCGCGCCGTCTTCGATCTTGGCGCTAGTGACTGCGCCATCCGCAATCTCGGCAGTGGAGATCGTGCCAGATGCTGCGGCAGTGATTCGACCTTGGGCGTCAACAGTGATATCCGCTGCTGTGTAACTGCCTGCGGTCACAGTGGTGTCAGCCAGTTTGTCAGCGGTAACTGCGTCATCCGCAATCTCAGCAGTGGAGATTGTGCCGTTGGCAGCAGAGGTGATTCGTCCTTGAGCATCAACCGTAATATCAGCAGCGGTATAGCTACCAGCGGCGACTGTAGTGTTCGCCAACTTGCTGGCATCGACCGCATCATCGGCTATGTGAACCGTGTCAATCGACCCGTCAACGTAATGCTCAGAATCAATCGAATCATCAGCGATCTTGCTGCCGTTGATTGCATCCGCACCGATGGCATCAGCGGTCAGCGCGGTGCCATTCCAAACGCCGCTTGTGATTGTGCCAACGCTGGTCAGGCTGGAATCGGTAACACCAGAACCAAGCGCAGTTGCGCTCAGAACATCAGTGCCAGCAATTTTGTAGGTCTTGCCGCTTGCGAGGTCAATGTTCTCGCTGCTGGTCCAGCTATCGGTGCTATTGACCCAAAGGATCGTTTTGTCACTCGCGCTTTTAAGAACGATCCCGCCGCCGTCGGCTGTCAGATCGGTGGGCGTCGTGACGTTGCCCATCTCAATCGTTTTGTCCTCAACCTGAAGGGTGTCAACGTTGATGATGGTTTCGGTGCCATTTACCGTCAGGTTGCCCGAAATGATCACATTGCCCGCGATCGTCGGGCTATCTGTCCAAGTAACGTCGGTGCCGTCGGTGGTCAGGATTTGATTGGCGGTGCCATTCGCCAGCTTGCTAACGGCGATTTCTGCGCTGGCACTAACATCAGCATTAACAATCGCCCCGGCGCTGATTGCAGTAACGCCCGAGCTATCAACGGTCACGTCACCGCTTAATGCCGTGGCAGTAGGCACATCGCTAGCGTTACCCAGCAGAACAGAGCCAGCCGTAATCTCTGCGAGCTTGCTGTGATCAATCGCAGCATCTGAGGCGATATCCGCATTGACCAAGGGATAGGTCAGCGTTGACCAGCCCTGATACGCCAAGCTGCTCCAAGCAGTCGTGCCATCCCCGATCTTGATTTTGCCCGTATCGGTTTCACGCCCCAGTTCGTTTGCTAGCAGGACCGGATCAATCGATGTCCAGTTGGCGGCAGTATCAGCGCGAAACTGGAAACGGACCTGAACGGTGGTAGGTGTGGTCATCGGTCAGCGCCTTTGCCTTGAAGAATAAGCGTCGCAGCTGGATCGTCAGGGTCCGCTGCACCTCCATTCAAGATAAATGGAGCATTACCTGCAAACGCAAAACTGGTGAACGCTGTTGGCGTCACTTCAGATTGATTGGCATCGCCGCCCTGCAAATCAAACAGCAGCGAGATTCCGTCAACCACCCGCAGCCGCACCGTGAAATTGAAGAACACGCCTAGGTGTTCCTCTTGCGGCGGCTCGGCGTAGCGATACAACGAGTCAGTGTTGACCACTGCAGCAGTGCCCCAAATCGCGGTTGGCACCTCAAACTGACGGTGCGTGCCGTCTGCCTCGTCGTAATGGTCCCGCAGTGACTGCATCTCAGTCAGTGTGCGGTTTCGATAGGTCAGCGCCAAGGTATGACCGCCAAGGCTGAGCGAATGACGGAATCTGATCGGGCCGCCGCCAATCGTTGTCTCTTCGCTCAGGTTCAGCGCCCCGAAGTCATAGCCAATACGATCCGGGATCAGCTCGGGATAGTCGGCCATGGTTAGATCGTGTAGGGCGGAATCAGCTCTAGTTCAACGGTAGTTGTGATCTCGCCGCACTCCTCGTCAGTTTCTGGGCTGTTGACGTAGATCCATTGGTAATTAGCCGGGAACGTCAGGCTGGCTGCCGCGAGCGTTGTTGCTGATAAGTCAAACGGTTCAAAGCGACCGTGCAAGCTGTAGTGGCCGATGATTGAATAGTTTTCAGCTTGCGTCAGCAGCTTGAACGTCATGCGCAGGCGATGGCCAATGCCTGCATTGCTATGCCGCACGCTTGATTCATCACCCGTCAACACCATGATCGGCGTGTTTGGATGCTGCCCTGGTGTGTAGGTGCGGCTGCTAGGTGTCAGATCGGGAAAGGTTGCCATGATCAGGATGTGCAGTCCACCGAATAGTTCCAAGCGGTGCCTGACAATGGCGCTTCAACGGTGACGGTGATCCATGCGCTTGTGCTTGTTTTAGCGACAGATACAGTCGCACCACCTGATGTAGAACCGGAATCGTAACTAGCAGCGCCGCCAATTATGAAGCGATCTGGGATGCCATATGCCTGGTAGGTGAAATTAAAGCTGCCCAAACCTTCGCCAACATTAACCAAACGTGTAAAACTTCCTTGACCGCCAGAACTAGAACCGCCTGGGCAGTAGAGCGGGTCAACCGGAGGATCGCCAATCTCTATTTGATCTGATTCGTTGCACTCGCCATAGCCAGAAGGCGAGCCCGGATCAGGGCAGCATCCAACGACATAGACATATTTGCCAGTTTCGTCAGGATCGAGAATTGCGTAGGTTGCGCCAACGCCAGAAGAAACCAGCGTTTTCTCACCAGTTTCCGCGTCAACCAAATACCACTTGTTGTATTGACCAGAGCAGACTTCGCCGGCGCTCAAGGTGTCGCCAGGCAACGGCTGCCCGCCAGGACCACTGCCACCACCAATAGGCGGTTTCGGCGGTTCTTCATATGGATCAGCCGGGTTGCCTTCACCGTCGTTGCTAGAGCCGGACGGTGAAACATCCCAATCGATGACGGGAATTTGCAGTAGCGTGAAATCAGTTGTTTCCGGCAGGTCTGGCAGGTTGCCGCCAACGTCAGTCAATGGCGTTGTATCAGTTTGACGATCAGTATCGTCACAAGTGAAATCAGTGCGACCCGTTGCCAAGGTGTAACCCGCACCGGTTGCTCCATCAACGGTTAAAGCAACCGAGCTTCGGCCTTGGTCGTCAATGGGGAAATGGATCAAATCCAGTTCAACAACGCCGGAAATGGTCTTATTAATTCGCTCTACCTCGTAAAGGTAGTTATGGTGCGACACCTGATCAACGTCAGTCTCGCGGCGCAGAATCACGCGGACAATATCGCCTAGCTCCAAGGTGGAGTTATAGGCATCAGGCTTGACTCTGATGCGCAGCGTATGGCTGATGTATTTGCGCCGTGCAATGTAAAAAGTCCCTATTTTGACGGCGTGATCTTCGCTTGTGCAAAACTCGCTGAGGTCATATTGCTCAAATGGGCCATCAACGGCCTCGCCATCAAAACCAACGATCGCAGTCCGAATAATGCCGATGTCGTCGTCGGGCTGTTGCCGCCACAGCATCTCGGCGCGGATTGGCAAGCGGTCAGCCAGTGGGATGTACTCAATCTCAAAGCCATCCGGCAGCAAATGTTCTTCGCTGAAATCCCAAACCCATTCGATCCTGCTTGTATTGATCGTGTGATCGGCGTTGACGGGAAGCGCAGGGCGAAATCCTTTCTGCCCGTTTTTGTCACTGATGCGCAGCATGAACCCTTTGGCCATGCGCTGCAACCAGTCTTCCAAGTTGGTTGAATAGTTAATTATGCCGTTATAGAAAAACCCGTTTGTATCAGTGAAATCGGCCGCGGCCTCAAACTGCACGAGGTCCAGCATCGTTTCTGGAAACCTGCTGCTTTCGCGGATCAAATACAACGCCAAGTCGATCAGGTTGTTGCTCGGCCCGTAGGTGTCGTCAAGAATCCGGGTTACCTGCATCCCTTCGCGCACAAAGCAATGCACTTGGCGGCTCCATGTTTGATCGCCGTCCGCGTGGCTGTTTTGATAAGCCAGCGTGGTCATGTTGTCGTAAGTGCCGGAGGTGCCGCAGTAATAGGGACAATTCCAGAACTCAGTGCCTGCAACAGCAGTGATGAAATTGCCAGCGGTAAAACTCCCGGCTCGGCGGTCATAGGTTTGAACCCAAGTGCCAACGCGGCACGCACGCTGGAAAACGTCGCGCAGCTCAAGCGCAGGCAATTCGCCTTCACTCAGGACCAGCTCAAGGTCAACGGTCAGCTCGTTTGTAGTCCCGTCGTTTTCATAGCGGCCTTCAGTTGCAGCAGGGCTGACAAACACGCCGCCGATCTCAATGTCGTCAATGGTCACGCGACGGCCAAACACGATCGGCACCACGTCGCCAATCCGAACCGCTAACTGTTCGGTATCAAGCCGCGTCGATGCTGATGCCGCGCCCTCTTCTAATGGCGTCACCACCATGCCGCTTTGATACGGCAACAGGGCTAAAGGGTCGCGAACTTCGATTGTCATAGACGGATCGGCGCGCCCACCAGAATCGAATTGAATTTACGGGGCGGAGCCTGGGCACCCGTTGGCGCAAGGCTAGATCCCAGACCAATGGTAAGCAAGCTGAATGAACCGCGGACGTTGATCACCTCACCGACAAAGCTGCCGATCAACAGTTGGCTGGCTTGCGGTGCAGTGTTGGTCAACCGGCTGTCAAATTCATAGATCTTCAGTTCAACCAAATGCGCATTAGCCAGCGCAGCTTCAAAGACTGAAACCGCTAGCGCTGTTGCCGGAATGTCGATCGTCACGCCGGTATCAGTGCCAGCGGTGCCGCCCACTAGGCCATTGGCGACAAATGGTTGGTAATTCCATGTAGCGCTGTCCAATGTCACATCGCTGCCGATGTAGTAGCTCTGCCACCGATACAGCGTGGTCGGGGTGCTGTCAAAAATGCGCAGGTATTGCGCTTGGCCGCGGTTTGCCATCAGACCCCCTGGAAGCGACGGCCGCCGGCTGAGCGATTATTGCCGAGCAGGCTGCTGGCCAATGTGTTCAACGCGGCCTCAAGGTCGTTCATCGTCACATAACGGCGGCCTTCCTGCTGCAGCACTGGGCCGGTGGTGATCTGAATGGAAGTGTTGCCGACATTGGCGCCACCATTAACAACGCCACCTTGCGCAAAAGCCGGAATCACCGACGCACCACGGGCACCCATCAGGTAGTTGGCCGATGCCTTGGCCATCTTGCTTTCAGGCACGATGTATTCACGCTCTCCGCCTTCACCCACCATCGCCAAGGTGGGGCCGTCAACAACACCGCCTTGCGCAAAGCGTGGCAGGTTGACGCTGCTGGCATAGGGAATCGTCGGCAGGCGCAGTTTGCTTAGTGCCCGATTGGCTTGGGCGACCAAGAAATTGATTGCCTTAATTGCTCCATTTAGCGCGCGTTCAACGCTGCTGATGATGCTGTTGAAATAACCGCGGATGAAATCAGCAACCGCGCGGAATGGAGCAGCAAGCGCACGGGCTAAACCTTGGAAGGCTTGGACAATGCCCTCATAGGCGCGCTTGGCAAATTCAATGACCGGCCGGACAAACGTTTCATAAAACGCTTTGGCCGCGGCAATCAGCACATCGCCAATCGCCTTGAACGCTGCAGCGATCTGATCGCGGAACGCAAAGATCGCAACACCAGCAGCAACAGCAAGCGCCACCCAGCCAACGGGGCCGCTAAATACAGCGATCAGGATTTTGCCTAGGCCAAGCAATGCGCTAACCACTGGGCCAATAGCGCCAGCCCAGCCGGCCAGCAGCGCCGGGATCCCACCCAGCAAAGCAGGCAACCCGCTAAGCAGTCCAATGATCGGCGTCAGGATCGGGCCAAAGATTGCCAGCGCCGCACCTAATGCCGTGACTGCAGCAAGCACCGCCTGAATAGGCCCAGGCAATGCTTCAAAAAACGGCTGCACAGCTTCCACCACGCTTAGCAATGTTTCAAGCGCTGGAATGGCAGCATCAATCAAAATCACGCCAAGCGTATTGAATTTCTCGCCCAGCGTTTCCAGTCGATCATTCAATGCCGCTGCATCATCCGCAAACTCTTGCGTTAACGCCGTTGACATATCACGCACAGCATCGCCGCCATTATTCAGCAACGGAATCAGATCAGAGCCAAGTCGTTGGCCAAAAATCTGAGATGCAAGCGCCGCTTTTTGCGTGCCATCTTCCATCTGCTTAAAACGATCTGACACCTGAAGCATCACATCGTCAACGGCCTTCAATTTGCCATCAGCGTTGGTCAGTTTGATGCCTAGTTGCTCGAAAGCATCAGCGGCCGGGCCGGTGCCCTTGGTCACTGCGTCGCTGACATTACGCGAAAGGATTGTGAATCCCTTGCCTAGTGCTTCGATGCTGGTGTCACTTAGTTCAGCAACTTTGCGGAACTGGTCCAACCTGGGGGCTGCAACACCAGTTCGCTGCGACAGCTTGGACATTGCATCAGCAGCGTCCAGCGTATCTTTGCCAAATTTGATAACAGCAGCCGTACCAATGAACGGCAGCACTGACCGCAGCGCACCCATCGCGCCAGCTGCCGCACCACGCAAACGCGACATGGAACCGGCCGCGCGATCGCTTGCGCCGCTGACACCTGTCAGTCCCTTAGTCAGGCCACTGATTTGATTTTGCCCGGTGACCTTGGCGTTGATCGTGAGCGCCGTGGTCATATCCAAGGCCATGGCCTAGTCCCTACGCTCGTTCACTATCTCCATCACTTTAGCCTCGATCACCTGCAAGTCCTGCAGCAGCTCCGCCTGGTTGTCAACGTTGTGCAGCTCAAAGATCCATCGCACCGCGTTGTAATCAAGCCCAATCAAAGCGCCGGAACTTGAGCGCCATTGCGTTTGCACTGCCAAGAACGCATCAATTGCCGGCCACGCTTCAGGCAGCACCTCAAAATGCTCATCCTGCTGCATGTCTGGCAATTCAATGCCCATCACCGCAGCGTCAGCCGCCGTTTCATCAATCGTTGCGCCGCCCGCCCAATACTCAGCGGCGCCGATCAGTTTTTTCGCTTTTGCTCCACCAGCGACTCAAAATAGGCTTCGATGATTGCGCTGGCCAGCATCGGCACGTCAAGCAGCTGCGCCTTCATTGCCTTACCGAAGGCAACCTCTTCGCCGTCGCCATCAATGACGCCGGTCCAGCCGACCAGAATTTCATCGGCTAGCGAAATGTCGCTGATGCCATCCTTCAGTTCTTCGCCGGCTTCGGTCGCTTTGACGCGGCGCTGAACTTCGGCCTGAATCTCATTGATGCGGCTTTGCGGCAGTCGCTTAAACACCGCCTCAAATGTCTGCTTATCACGCTTGCCGCCATCTGCAGGCAATCGGATGCTGACGGGCCAACTGTAGCTATCAGACTGGTTTAGAACAAAAGCCAAAGGGCCGAGCAATAACGCTCAGCCCATCATGGTTCCCGATCGCCTAATTGGCAATTAGGTGAAAGCCAGGCTTACCTCGTCGTTGCCGCTGCTGCCAGGGACAAACACCAGAGGCAGAGTCAGCATCTGGATGCCGTCCAGATCGCTATAGCTCGGGTTGCCGATGTCGGTCTGGGAAGCGGTGAACGTGATGATGTTGCCAGCGGTTTGGCCGTGCTGGAAAGTCAGCGCGCCGGTGGTATCGCTGTTGGCAATGGTGAAAAAGTCCTTCGCCGCAATGGTCGGCGCTTCAATCACAGCCTCACCAGCAGGGGCGCGGTTTGTGATGTTCACGGACTTATCGCAGCCAACCAGCTCGCGGTAGTTGACCTCATTGGCCACGTCAAAGCTAAAGCTCGACAGGCAACCGCTGTAGCTAAAGATCGAGAACCCGGTGGTGTTGCCAGCCTTGAAAATGACAGGCGTCGCCTGGTCGCTGTAGGTGGTGCTAGGTGCCGAGGTGTCGCTGGGCGCGTTATAGATGCCCGTCATCGTGAACGTGATGAACGGGATGGTGTTCACCTCAGCAGACAGGCTCCAAGTGCCGCGGCAGCCGGTCATCTTGTGCAGCACCCCGTCAATGTTGACGTAGATGGTGCAGCTATCAAACGATGCCGAGACCGGGGCATAGGTGACGCTGGTGGATGCCACCACCGTTTCGCTGAAACCGCAGGATTTCAGCAGCGTGCCATATTTCGGGGCCGTGCCAGCAGCGCCGGAACCGGCAAACTCAACCTCGAACGAAAGCGAGACCCTGGTGTTCGCCAGCAGGGATTCTGAGTTTCCGAGATAGGGGCGGATCAGATCCCGGCTAACGGTGTCAGCCTCAATCGGCGTCAGCTCAAGGTTTCGGACCAACACCGCGTCGGTGCCGCCGGGCGTCGCATCGGTGCCGTAGGTCGATTCCTCGGCAACCATGATGAGGCGCTTGCGTGTAAGAAGTGCCATCGCAAAATGACCTAATAGAAGGCCAGCCCGGCCTCATTTCTTACCCATGCTAACCGGGCTATGCGGTAGTCAAATCCGTAACGCTCGTGCGATACCGAACCAAGAAATCACAAGCAACCACGCCGCCCGGTTGATCGGCGTCGATGAAATCAAAACTGACCGATTGCGGTTGAATGTCGATCGCATACCCGCCCAAGGTCAGATCAGCCATCAGCTTGCTGTGCAGGCTTTCAACCGTTGCATCGGCCTGCTGATCTGGCACGTCGCCGCGGACAATCACCGCAACCCGCACAGTCAAGCTCCAATCCAGCGTCGGAAGCGCAGTGTTCTGCTCAGCTGTGTCGCTGACGGGCTCCACCACAATCGCGGGCGATTCCTGCCGGGCCAAGGCCACCACGCGGCTGCGATAGATGCGCGTACCGACCCCGGTTGTGCCGGTCAATGCCGTGCGGATCGCAGTCAGAATCGACTCGCGCCGCGTCGTCATGCCTTCACCTCAATAGCTGAGATCCGGCCGCGTTGAAAACTGATGCTGGTTGTATCGCTGATGTTGGCGACGTACATGGCCACCTCGTCACCATCAGCTAGCTCAACCATCCAAAAGCAAAACAGCTTGGCTATCTGACCAGTTGACCCAGAAAACGCGCGGCACTCACTTTGGTCAATGCCGACGCCATTTTTGGCCAGCTTGATCCCAAGCGTGTGGTTGTTGCCGGCGTAAGCGTCCATGCTTGCCTGCACTTGGAACAGCTTGGTCGCGCCGCTGTCGTTTTTGATCGCAAAGGTGTCAGATGTGCCGAGCACCGTCTGATAGTCGGTGTCGCTATCAAACGTCGCCGTCAGCCCGGTGCTCTGATATGTGCCGGCGGTTGCAATCGTGATTGTGCCGCTCGTGGTCTTGCTTGCTTGACCCCGTGCCAGCACACCTTCGATGTAATAGCTCAGGCTGCTCCATGCCGTAGAGCCATCGCCCACCTTGTAACGGCGCGAATCAGTGCTGATCGCCATTTCACCGGCAAGCAACACGGGATTTTCTGCGGCCCAATTTGCGTCGGTGTCACGCCGCAGCCGGATCCGTGCAACGCTGCTCATGCCGCTCCGCCGTCTAAATCATTGCCTTCAAGGTAGCTAGAACCAGCGCTGCCGCCGTCTACCTCAGGATCAAGCTGAGCATTAGCCAGGTCATCAACAGAATCATCGCTGTCCCCAGCATCGATCGCTGTTGCCGCTGTGCTCATCGTAGTTGCAACGCTGCGTTGCAATCCGATCTCGCAAAACGTGCCGTCGTCAGTCAGCTGCGTTTGGCGCACTGTGTAGGCCACGCCATTGACGTTGATTTCTGAGCCATACAGCAGATTGCCAAAGTCGCTCGCCTTGGCGGTCAACGTGTAATCAGTGCTCAGAATCTGATCACCTGCCAGCACCTCCATGGGCATATTCAAAATGCCCTTAGCCGTGACGCTGCCTGCCGTGCAGTCAACGCCAAAGTCGGCCAAGTAGGTGTCAGGTAGATCAGTCAGCGCCATTGGCTTTGGGCTTGCGGGGTGCTGCCTTGGGTTTGGGCTGCTCGGCCGGTGCCTCTACAGCGCGACCCATGCGCATCAATTCATGGGCCACCTTGGAATCAAGGTCATAGACCTTGCCTTCCTCAAGGTGTTGTTGCTGTGCGCAACAAGTGCGAGAAATCAAAACACGCATAAGAAAAAAAGGGGGCGGTTGCCCGCCCCCACTCCTTATCAGGTGGTCACGTCAAGGATGGCAGCGAAGCTCTCGGCGTGGCGGACGGCAACGTCATAGGAGACGATTGCGCGGACGCTGGTCAGAGCCTTGCTGAAGTCGTCGGAGTCTTCACC